ATTTTAGTGTATGGTGTAAAGGTTGTTGCTGTTTCTTTTTTACTACAAAGTTTTGATATTGTTTACAAGTTAGAATGAAAAGATTGAGTAGCGTGAATGTTTTACGAGAGTTACACTTATATTTAAATAAATCATTTTTGCCAATTGTATTAGCTATTGTATCAGTTATTGTAAGTATGGTGGTATGTCCTGAGGGTATTTGTTTTTTGTTAAGATAAAGTTCAACTAAATTATTCAGTAAGTATGAATTAAGTTGATGTATAACAAATGTATTATTTTTATTTAATTTTTCTATAAATTTATGCCCTTTCCATAAGCGTAGTATGTCTGTAGTTTTTTTACTTATAAATTTAGTTTGTTTTAATCCAATAGGATTATAAGTAGGTGCATATACTATTTTATCTCTGATATCACCATGCTTATAGGAAGTATTTATTGAGTAGTCTGAGCTTATATTTTTAATAGTAGAAGTATGAGTATTATTTAAATCACATATTAGAAATGAATATTTTGTCGCTATAGTTTGTTCAAAAGCCATAATATCTCCGAGAGTTTTAATTTAACTCTCGAAGTACTAGGGAAGATAAAGAGAGTTAAACCCAAAGTTGTAGTTGTTTAAGATGCTCTATGCAATGTTTACGGTTAGGCATAGCTAGATAAGGATTATTTTTCTTAAGGTGAGTAAACTTTTCTAATTGTATTTTAGTGGGAGATTTACGTTTTTCATGAGGAAAAGGTAAAAATCTATCCATCTCTTTAGCGATATGTATTGCACTTACTGTTGCAGTGCGTTCAAATCTAGCTGTTTGTGTATAAGCTTGTTTGAATAGTTTCACTGGAAGTAAAACTGTTGTACTTATATTATCATCTTCATTGTTCCACATTTCATTTATGGATGTAGTTTCTAAATTCATTGACATTGGATCTGACGCATCAGTAGGTATAATTTCTTCATCTTCACATAACGCTATTAAGAAATGTAATGGGTCACCGCCAGATTCAATTTGATTATATCTTGAGTGCTTACCGACATGCTCTGGTATTGCTTGCGGGTCATAATCAGTTAAGTCAAGATTATCTAGATAGTAAGCATAAGCTTCCAAGAGACGTTTGCGTTTTTTAGTGTTAGTGCGTCCGAATTGTTTAAAATATGTTTTATCTTTACGGTGTACATCACTAACTGATAATGTCCAGAATCTACGTTCTTCGTCTCTTAGACTTTCCGGAACAGAAAAACCCGGGTTAGCAGTAGCTATAATGTCAAAGCAGGAAGGACTATCATAAACTACGTTTAAAAATTTAGTGTTAACCACTAAAGTTTCTTGGGTGATAAGGTCTTTTAGTATTGAGTTATCCTGTTCACGTCCTCCCCACGTAGCTTCTTCTAATCCAATCATAGTTGTATAGGCAAAGTGAGAATTAAATTGACCGGTTAGTGCTTTGAAATTAGATGTAGTATAAGTAAAAGGTGTATGTAGAGCTAAAATAAGAGCTGACATTACAGATTTACCAGTGCCTTTTTCTCCCATAAGAGTTATCATTAAACCGGTCTTTTTATCTGGATAGCGGCGAGTATGTGCCACCCATTTATGAAAATGTTCAGCTAAATCAGACTTACCGCTGCAAATAACATTTTGTACTAAATCTAAAATAGGGTCACAATTACCTTTAACTGGGCGGATATCATAACCAGAAAAACGGTTAAGAACTTTATTGTCTGGAATTTCTTTTGGTAAACTAGTTTTATCTTCCGGACTATAGATTCCATATTCTGGTTTAAATACCATATCTTTATAATGGAATGTATTATTATCATGAATCCAGGCAGTAGCTGCAGGTTCACTTTTAAAACGTATAGTACCGTCTTTATAAGTCTTTGTTGTCGGAATCTTCAGATGAGCTATATCGAGTTTGAAGCTTTGTTCGCTCATTAAGTTGTATAGCCCATTGGTAACGTTCTTGTACACGATTTTTACGTCGCCGCCACTCGTCCGCGTTATTGCGTAATATCTCGAAATTTTTTTTAGGATACTATCTGCCGTATCTGGTATTTGTTTTATTATGAATGGTGGTGGTTCAAAGTTATAAGTAAATCCTTTATCCATGGCCATTGCGAACATAGTTCCAATGGTTACTGGATTAGATGTATTAGTATCAAAACTAAATGAGTCCCATATGTAGTTAATATCGTCATCATCTACGTATGTAGAAGGTGGACTATTTTCATAAGGATTAATGCCTGATGTATCTCTATAGTATTTACCTTTGCTCCAGTCTAATGCAATTTGTCTGCCTTCTTGTTGGCCTCTGTATTCATGATGTAAACCCATGATTACTTTAAGCCATCCGTCGCGTTGATTTGGAAATTCAGGGTCTATGTAGCTAAGTGCTGCCAGGATGGATACTGTATCAGGTACCTGTAAGATATTGTCTTTACGGGCGTCTGGTGTGCATCTAGGGGCTATTGGTGCAGGAGGGAATGCTTTTAGTATTTCATCCCATGTATATCGTTTAGTTTGCAGTGGAGTATTGGTTCTATGAACTTTGAATGGTGTATTTTTAAGATGATGAAACCCCGGGATACGTAATACTCTGGCTAAGTCTTTAGCATTAGGGTCTGAATTATACTGTTGGACCATATGTTCTTGTACAGCACGAGCCTCAAGTTTATGCGTAGTATCTGTTAAGAAGTAGTAATGGTATTTATTCGGAGAAGTTTGTATTACCATGGATGGTTCTATCGGGAAATTCTTAGGCTCTCCTGTGTCATCTTCTACGAAGATAGTATTGATTCCTACGATATTATGATTTTTGCGCCCCTGACCATCAGTTTTATTTACTGTTACGAATACTCCACACCCGAGACGGTTGTAGTATATTAAACTTTCTTTTTGTGACTCCCAGGTGCCTATAAATTGGCGAGATAAATCTTTACGTTGTTCAAGTGTAATAGCTTTGTTATCAGGAAATACTGTAAAAACAAAGACTTGTTGTTTAAAAGGTTGAGATTCAGAAGTATTAGTTAAATTGCGTAAAAAAGAGGTAGCTTCTTGCTCGTCATAAGTTAAATCTAAGTATTTATTTGGTTCCAGTTTATAGATATCCGCCACAGCGTAGCTCCTCTTCCGAAAAATATTGTTTAAGAAAAGCTTCTATGTCTTTTCTTCTATATAAACGAGTACCTTTAATTTTAACAGGTTCTGGCAATTCACCAGCATCTTCCCATGCGCGGAGATTAGGATAAGGTACACCCATCATTTTCGCAAGTTGGGTTCGAGAGATAAACAATGGTTTGATAATTGTATCAGTTTTCATATACAACCCTTATGTCATAATTATTGTATACATAGTAACTTAGTCTTATTACCAGTGCAATGAAAATGCTCAATATTTGAGCAAAAATAATAGTTTGATACCCGTACACTATTCATAAATAGGCGATAGTCAAAAATAGTCAACTGTATGTCAATTTTTGACTTGGCTGAAACCCAAGCGTAGCAAGGGTTTCAGAGAATTTATGTCAAAAAAACAAAAGTAAGGGGGTATTTCAATCTATATAGAAAAAAAATAAATTTATTTTCTCTCTATATACTTTGTATTTTATTTTTGACTTTTTTGACTTTTAGAGAGTAAGGAGAGGGTAAATATATGAAAAATATAATTTTTTTGGAAGTCAAAAGTGAAAGTCAAAATTAGTTTTTAGAAGTCAAAAAGTCAAAAATGAAAATAGAACAAAAATCCACTGGTAAATAAGCGCACCACTGGAGATTAAGTAGTGAATACTCTTAGATGCTTCTGAGTTGCTTTCTAAGTCACTTTTATACTAGAAGAGGTTGCAGAGGGTTAGTTTTTACGGAGTAAGGTTTAAAAGGTAGTTATTCTCTATATTTTTACTTTGTTTTATTATATAATCTTTTTATACACAAAGACGTTCTATACGCTTTAGTGTTATAGGCGTGGACAGGATGAGTGTTCACGCCATCCCTTCTCATCCAAGGAGTTTATTTTATGAGACGTAGTCAAGCTTTGCGTATATATAATACGCGTTATAATCATCTGCATCAACGTGGGTGTGATCGTTTTAAATGTTTTTATTGCGGTGATACATCGGTTGAGCTAGACCATTTTCCTCCAATAACTTTAGCGCATATAATTAGCGATAAGGCTTTACATTTATTAATACCTTCTTGTAGTGAATGTAATAGTTTATTAGGAACTAGTTTACAAGATTCTTTATCTGAAAGAATAACTTATCTGAAAACTCGTTTAGAGCATAAATATAGGAAAGTTTTATCTTCTACGTGGACTAAAGAGGAATTAGAACAATGGAAAGCAGACTCTCCTGACTCTAGATTATTATCTACAATTAAAAACTTTTCGAAAAGTACACAGTTTATTACTGAAAGATTATCATACTACACAAAAGAGTATGAGATTAAAGGCTGTGTGTATCGTAACACGGAAGAAGTGTCTTTAGATATAGGTATTTATTATGATGATAAGTTTTTTGAATCTGTTCATTTAGCAGTTGCTTATGCCAGTAATACTTACTCTATACGTAAAGATTTAATAATTAAAAAATTAAATAAAGGGTTTACTTTAGAACAAGCTATAACAAGATTGCAATTCGAATTTAATTTGCGGTTAGAAAGTAAAAAATTTGAACATCCTGTTAGAACGTATAATGCGCTATTACAACTAGCAGATGATAATCCTTTATTATCTGTTTATGAACTCATAGAAAAATATAAAACACTTTAGGGTTAGTTTTTACGGAGTAAGTGGAAATTGGCTTAGAATTAATTCTATCCCCACGTAGAGGTATATTATCTGGATATAAGTGTAGATCGATCCAACGGAACGTTGGTCATGGCGAGTGCCCTGATGAAAGAGTATTAGTACGAAGTGCTAATTCATAGCTATAGCATTAAAAAACCTACCCTAGTTATATCAGGGTAGGTTTTTATTCTCAATACTTTTAGTTTTATGTAGTTCTATTTAAATTAGTCCATGATAGATATTCTCCATGTTATTAACCCTTAACTTAGTTTATTGAGAGTAAGGGTGTATCTCTGTATTTTTTTTAAGCTGTAAGGTTGCTAACCATTGCTGCAGTATCAAAGTTACTATTACAAGCCATTTTACGTAAATGTCTTATACAGGTTTATTCGTCGGAACTGACGGGCTATAAGGTAACCACCCAATTCACAGTTTATTTAGTAGCATATTGCTTCCTTTATGTTTCGGCAGTTATTGGTTACAAGGTAATTTCTCTATTAATGCGTTCAGTATAATATCTCTGGCAGGATTATTCCATTCTTTTGGATGAGTATAAAGATATATTGATATCGTGGTATTTAAATCTTCAAATGTTAATTTTGTTTTACTGCACCATGATATTCCGGAGTAAGCATCTAATACACCTTTAAGGTAACCATCTATTTCTCTAAGTTGAGGATAATCTCCTGTTTCTGAATAATAAATTAAATCAGAACCACGATGAAACGTAAGGATTTTTTCTGCTTTAACTGGGGTGAAAGTTAATAAAAAACAGATAATTAAACGAAGCATAACTATCCCCACGTATATTGCTCTAGAAATAAAAGAAAGAGCGCCTATCCAGGTGGGCAGGCACTCAATGGTAAGTTTAAAACTGTAGATACCTTACGGTCTTTAATTTTTGCGAAGCAAGATAATTCTTACTCCGCCTTTTTTAGGCTACGTTATAACCTCCGTTATACTGATTAGGACCAGCAGAATCAGGTTGGTCATTAAGTCCGTTATGCTCGTTTTCGAACTTGTTAATGATTTCTTCCTGCGTGTTGGAGCGTTCAACTTCTTCTGCTTCCTTCAGAAGTTTGTTGGACATTGCTTGAGCGTTGTCCAATAATTCCAGTGTAGCACTGATGTTATTGACAAGGAAAGTATTTCCACGTTGAGATTCAACGAACTTCTTGTCCTCTTCCTTCTGAATCCAGTCGCTGATTTTCTCGTTCAGCTTACTAACCAGAACGTATAAGCGTTGAGGGTCTAAGTCCTGAATGTTAACGTCTTTATCCACACTGAACATTGCTTTCACAGTATCTTGTGCAGATTTCTGATTAGCAATCTGAGTTTCCAGATTACCATCGATGATGGACTGGTATTTCTCACGTACATCATCAGGCAGTAATTTGAATTCACGCATTGCTAGCTTTTTATCCATACGGGCTGACAGCAGATGGTTGTGCTTTTTCAGCTCACGGATATGTTGAGCAATTACCAGTACGGTTTCAGTTTCGATGCTAAATTCTTCTTCAACAAAGTGAAGAATCGCATCGATACTGTTGTTTTCGTCATTAGGACGATAACCTTCAGAGTGAAGCCAATAAACGATATCCGCACTGGAAGATTTTTGTTTTTCCATAGATGCGATATAAGTATCAGCGTGTTCTCCGTATTGGTTTTTAATCGCATTGTAAGTGCTGATTACAGCATTCCAGTAAATACTGGATAATACACGCCCCATGTAGAAATCACCTACGGCAGAACAGGTTTCAAGAAACAGCTCGAAATCTGAAGGATTAACAGATGCACGAACTTGGTTAGTCATTGTGTTTTGATTTGCGAATTTGCTAAAGTTCATATGTATACTCCTAAGTATAATTAATAGAGCCAGATGTTGACAGCCAGCACCTGTAACTCATAATATTTAAAATTAAAGCTTTTATAACTGCTTTAGCAGTTAATCTTCCCAACCTTCACCATGCAGGTGAGCTTGAAGAATAGCTTTTTTACCTTGCTTGATATATTGTTCTTCTTCGAACAGCAATATAGATAAAGGGTCATCCTCCTGAACGTTTGGAACATTTAGAATTTTTTCATGGATGAAGTAATCTTCTGATTCTTCAGTTGCGTCATATATGAATGTCATGATGTACCTCCTATAGTACGTTTTGTTAATGACATTACATTTAAGTAACAGCTTTTTTACAGCTTTAGCTGTAATAGTAAACTTGTAGGTAGAATGATTTGGTCATAATAAAGTTTAAGCATAAATAACTTACGATTAGCTTTAAGTTTTTGTTTTATATAGGTGTTTGGGCTATTAGTTATGTATGTTAATTTTATGAATTGTTTAGTAAGCATAGTTTTTACTCCGTTATTCTTACTAAACAATGTCTATCCCCATGCAAGCCCCGAAGGGGCCAAGAGCGTGAGAGCATTCAGGGTTTAGAATATTGAATAAGGACAAGGAGATACAGACGGGTCGGGTGTCGGGGAAGGCGACAAACAAAGTAAGCTTGCTTACTTTGTAGGAAGATTCTTAAAAAACGTAGTCCCTTAAGCAACGGTGAGTGCCGTTGTATAAAAGTAAGGCGAGCGAAGCGAGCCGTGCCTAGTACTTAAAGATAATAAGGCTGGTGCTAAGCACCAACCTGGCAGGTTAGATGAAGTTATCTGCGACTAGCTTCTTTATAGACTAAGCTAGTACCAAAGATACTGTTTAGTCTTAATAAAAAATGTTTGTAGTTTTTAGGGTAACGTTTTCGCATAATAGTTTCTCCTGTTTAGTTAATAAATAACGTAAAGCAGTTTTACTACCTAATGTACTGCCTATCTCTTGTACAAACGGAATGAATGCACGTAGTGATTCATTGTTTTGTAAAAGCTCATTAACTATTTGAGCTTCTTCAGACATCATGGAAAGTTCCATTTCTCTTGCGATTTCTTCAGTAGTCATAGTAGTTTCTCCTGTGTATGCCTGAATCTGGCTAGTCTGGAAATACATTTACCTTCGTTTTCACGAAGGCGATTAAAGGCTTGGCGAAGCCATTTAATTTGTCTTTCATTGTAACCAGTTTCCCAATTTTTACGTATGTAATACCATAGTTTATAGAATGGTTGACGTGTGTCTTTGTAAAAGGCACACATAGTTTCTAATTCTTGGTATGATTTATCCATAAGTTCAATTTTATCCAGGGCTTGTAGAGCACCTGTTTTCTTCAGGTACTCTACGTTGATTGTAGGTTTAGGCATAGTTATTCTCCTACACCGTATAGCCATTTACTGGCTTTAAGACTTAAAGATAAGCCAAAGCCAATACCGATAGCCATGAATAGTGAGCCAGATGTTCCTACTGATAACATCATTGCACCGGAGGTGACGATGATGTCAGTGATAGGATTACAAAAATAAGCGTTAAAAGTACGTTTAGTTTCTCTGGACATGTAACTGTAAGCCATAATATAGCTTACGATGGATACAACAAAGCCTAGAATGAATGATTCCATGCTACACCTCCGGATAGTAAGTGAAATATTCGTCCCAATAGTCTGCAAAAGTTGCATCTGTTGGGTCGGAGAACTGAGTCTTCCATTCAATGGAAGCTAATTCTTTTATGTCCTTGCAGATATGAAAAACAACACTTATACCAGCGTTGTTTAATTCGATTAATAAATTTTTATGGGTAGACATAGTATTTACTCCTTAGTTAAATAAAAACTAAAGGTAAAGCTTTAAGTCAGCTTTAGCTGACTATGATAGATAAGATAAGTGAGTAGTTATATTAATAGGGAAAGTTAGGAGATAACTGCATGGGGCGGGTGCCGGGGCTAGGGCGGCAAAGAACTAAGCCCGTCAGGGCTTAGTTTTAAAAAAGATTATTTCATAGCAGATTCATATTGCCAAATGTATTTTTTAAGATGAGTTATGATAGAAGTAGAAAAATCTACAAGATCTTGACGTTCGTTTTCATCTGCATAAATATTAATATTTTCACAGAATTTAACTAAGCTTTTATAGTCTTTAACTATTTGAGGGAATACTGATTCAGTACGAACCAAAGAGTTTTTAGTATTTTCGGAAATGATAGATAAATCTATCATTTTAGACATGCTTATAGGAGCAGGAGAATCATCGAGTTGTCGAACTAGTTCGGCAGCGCCATCACCAAAATCAAGCATAGCATCGATTTGACAATCTAAGTCTGCATGGACAGGGAAGAATTGATTACCTACCAGATTCCAATGAAAGCCTTTAAATTTAATGGCTAATACATATAAACTGGAGGATAATTCTGCGAAAGAATTAGATAGTTCTTTTTCTGCAGGAGAGGCTTTAGTACGTACTAAAGCTGGTTTGTCATAAGAGTTTTTCATGAAAGTACCTTTTAATTAAGAGTTTAAGTGTGCACAAACTGAGTATACACTTTGAGCTATTAGCTCTCAAGGCTGGGGTGTCGGCTTCTATGGCGGCAAGAATCTATTGAATTTTTATACCCCACGTATGGGAGAAGAGGGATCCCTTGCCCTTAAGGGGCAAGGGATAAACTTAACTCTTAACCTGGAAAGGCTAAGAGTTAAGTAGTTAATCTTTAAGAAAGATTGTTATATTAAAAAAGGCGATTCATATCAATAATATGAACTACCAGTTTTCTGCAAGAAAATTTAACATAATTTATTCCTCCGAAATATATGTTTTGGTATTAAATGCCAAATTAAAGTTAGCACATTCACAGTAGCGAATGTACTGAATATTACGAACAGCACAGTACTCCATTGAGCCAATGGAATAGTAATGAATAGCGTAAACGCTATTCCAACAAGAGTTGAAACCCAAAAAGTTTGGTTTTCTAACCATTCAGGGGTTTCCCTTTGTACAATAAGGAAAGACAAAAAGATAGATAATATAACCATAGTGATAAGATACATCATGATAGTTCTCCTATGAACTAATAAAGTAAGTAAGAATTAGAATGAGGGCTTGTGAACTGGGTAGCCCTCTTAACCCGTGCAAAAGCAGTTTTAAAACATGCTTAGGTTTAAGAATTTAATTTAGGTTTTCTCCTATAAATGCTAGTATTTAGACCATTAACGGCATACAGTTCTATTGTACGCATATGCATTAATAGCATACTAACATTAGAGTGTCCGCTATTGGCACGAGCTCTAAGAATTATTTTATACCAGTTAGACATATTGTTCACTCCTTTATTAACAAACAAAAATAGAAGATAAAGCTTTCAGTCTGCGCAAGCAGACTATTAAATATAAACAAACTGACATAGTAAGTTGTATACAGGAAAGCAGTTAGTCTTGGAGAGGATTCTTAAGGACGATTAGTTCTTAAGGCGTAAGATTTTTAAGGACTACGCTTAGTCCTTAAACGATTTTCAAGCAGAGCTTGAACGGGTACAGGGCAGAGCCCTGTTCGAGTCCAGCAGAATGCTGATCGAAGCGTAAGCTTCGAAAGATAGAGCTAAGCACGGAGTGCTTAAGCCTTGCTTTTAAGAGGCTGGGGTGCCGGGCTTTTAGGGCGGCAATTAAATACCTAGCCTGGAGGCTAGGTATTTAAATTAAATCTTATGAATCAAGAATAAGATTTTTTAACTCTTTATCGTTTAATAAAGCATGATTAACGATAGGGATGGAATATACATCGTACAAATCATGTTCAATAAGAGCTAATTTGTACTGTAGTTTCCACCATAATTTTTCATTGAAATCAAATATCTTATTGGCATGATTTATTATTTTGAGTTCAATATTATTTAGTACAGGCATGTTATTCTCCTTGTGTTACGAATAAGTTTTTTAACTTTATCTATAAAATTTGTTTTAACTGGCTGTAGAAGTTTTTTTAAAGCTTCTTCGTCCTTTTTATTAATTAAGAAATTAGTATTTTCGTATGGGGAATGCATAATATTTACTCCTAGTAAATAAAATTAAGCCCGCTTATGCGGGCTATTAATAATTAAAATGGAATTGAAGATGGAGTAACCATTTCAATATAGTAACGAAAAGTAATATTTTCTTTGCAAAATTTATCCATGCGGATAAGTAGTAATTTGCGTTCCTGTTTAATATAAGAACGAAAATTATTTTTCCTACAAGCTATTGCATACTTTGCGGTAATAGTTTTTTCAATATGATTTAAAACAGACATAATATTTACTCCTTTGTTAATAATACAAAGGAAAATAAAAGCTTTTAGTCAGCGCAAGCTGACTGTTTGTGCTCTTGCGAAAGAAATTGTAGCGTTATCTGAGTAATAGTCTATTTACTTAGACTTTATCTCTGGGAGTTCGTAGAAATCACAGAGATTTAGGCTAAGTTTATAGAATATTGCTTAGATTTAAGCGAAAAGCTCGGTTTTTGCGTAGCAAAAATTCGCCCAAACTGGTAGTATTTGTGTTGTTAATTGTCCTAGTTTTGTATTATGATGTAAGTGATTGATAAACAAAGAGTTAAAATGGCTGATTTAGATTATATTCCTGCAACCTACGGAAACGGCTTTGCGAACGCGCCTTCTAGCTTAAAAACAGAAGGAGGTTCGGAGTTAAAACCTCTTACTGAGAAGCAAGAGTTATATATGCAGTATTACTTCGAATGCGATGGTAGTCCTACATGTATAGCTAAAAAAGCAGGTTTTAGAGATAGAAGAGTAGCTGCGACAATAGGTATGTCAACGCGTGTAAAATTAGAGATAGCACGTAGAGCTAAGCATGAAGCTGCGCATTATCAGAAACTTACTACACGAGAATTCAAAGTTCCAAAGGAAGCTAGACTTGAATTACTGTGGCGTATAGCTGAAGGCGGAGCTGAGCGTATTACTGACAAAGAAGGGAACATGGTGTTCATGAACCCTGCAGTGTCAGTATCTGCAATACGTACTATTAATGAGATGTTACCTGGTTCGTTGGCGCCTAAAGAAGTAGAGATTACGCACAAGCAGGATACTAGAACTGAAGATGAAATCAAAGCTAGTATAGCTAAGCTTCAGGAAGAGTATCAGCAACTTGTTGCGATAGATGGAACTAGTATCTTACTCAAAGAGAAAGATATTAAGAAGTCAGAGTCTTTACCTATGGTGACACCTGAGGGGCACGTAAAACCTCGTGCTAAGGTGCACGTACCTGTTCGTCCGAAGGATGAATGATTATGCAATTTAAAACTATACCAATACCAGGAACTAATGAATCACATATAGTGCCTGAAGATGAAGTACTTAAGCATAATTATGAATATTTACAATGTAAATGTAAGCCTGTAATAGATAAGAGTAATAGTAAAGATATACGAATATGTCATAACAGCTTGTTACACAAGTAATGAATAAGGTACAGAGTTTACCAGCTCAGTAAGTCGTAAGACTTTTTAGCTTAGCACGCGGGGCCTAATAGTTAGTTTTACGAGTTACGTGCAGCCAGGTTATGAAAAAGTCGTAAGACTTTATGCTTACTAGAATGTCTGAAGAGCATAAAAGTAATGTAAGAGTTTAGACGTTAAAATTTATAAAAGTTGTAAGACTTTTATAAATTTTAATACCAGAGTTCACAGTAAAAGTCGTAAGGCTTTTATGCGGGCAAGTTAAGAATACAAGAGTTAATTATATGCATAGTGAATTGCCATCCGATGACGTTAGAAGCTTAGGGCGCCGCAAGAGTTTGCGCACGGGTAAGTCTCTTAGTGAGATTATGCGAGGAAGTAATTGGGAAGTAATAGATATAGAGTGGAGGTCGGAATCTCACGTAGTGCCTAGAGATGATATAACAGAGCACACTCTAGAATTCTTACAATGCAAGTGTAGTCCGAAGATAGATAGTGTTATAAACGACTGTACAACAATAGTACATAGTGCGTTTGATAACCGAGAGTTATATGAGAGTCAACATTAATGCGAAGTCTTGAGCATGTAGAAGCAGATTTATTAAGAGAGATTGAAGCACTTAAGACTAAGGCGTGCGAGAAATCTCTTGCAGAATTCACTCGCCAGGCGTGGGAAGTAATTGAACCAGGCACACCATTAGTTTGGAATTTTCATATGGAAGTCATATGTGCGTATCTTGAAGCTACTACGACTATGAACCCTGAACGACGTATAACACGGTTGATTATTAACGTACCGCCAGGTAGTGCTAAATCTATCTTGGTAAGTGTTATGTTCCCAGCATGGCTGTGGATAAAACAACCACATAAAAAGATAATCGGCGTGGCGAATATTCAGGACTTATCTATACGAGACAGTAGACGTACGAAGCAGATACTGCAAGATGAGTGGTATCAGAAGAGATGGCCTTTAGAGTTTAAAGGTGATCAAACAGCAAAGACTAACTATGAAAACGCCAAAGGCGGATTCAGACAGTCATTAGGTATTACTGCGAATATCACTGGTAAACGCGGTAATTACTTATTACTCGACGATTTACACGATGCATCAGATGTACAGTCCGACGTACAAAGACAGACGGTATTAGATGCATTTGATGAGAAGCTTAGTACTCGTCTTAACCATCAGGCAGTAGACGTGATAATCCTTATTATGCAGAGACTGCATCATAAGGATATCACTGGACACTTGCTGAGTAAGAAGAAGACTAAGTGGACACATGTGGTAATACCTATGCATTATGATCCAGCGTATACATATAATGCTACGAAGGATTTAGGCAGACCGGACCTGGAAGACCCGCGTAAAGAGGGAGAGTTACTCTTTCCGGAAATGTTTCCTAAAGAAGTAGTAGAGAAACTCGAAGAAGACATGGGCTCGCACATATCTGCAGGACAGTTAGAGCAACGACCCAGTGTTAAAGGTGGAGGAATATTGAGGCAAGGTTGGTTTAGAGTATGGGATAAAAATGAACCATTGCCGGTGTGCGATCATATATTCATATCATGTGATACGGCATACTCTGAACGAGACTTAAAGAATAATTCGTACTCAGCATTCACAACATGGGGAGTATTTTGGAATAAAGCGCAGGAGCGAGACTGCATACTCTTACTAGACGTGTGGTATGACAGAGTAGATTATCCAGACTTACGCCGTAAGGCTACAGATATGGATAAAGATAAACGACCAGATGTATGGCTTATTGAGAAAAAAGCCAGTGGTCAATGCCATGATGATAAAACAGAAGTATTAACCTCAAACGGATGGAAGTTATTTAAAGACGTAGATATAAATAAAGATAAGTTTGCTACAAGGAATATAGAAACTAAAGAGTTAGAATGGCAGTATGCTACTGCAGAAGTCAACGAGTATTATAAAGGACCGATGTATCATTTCCAACAGGCATATACTGATTTAATGGTTACTCCTAATCATAGAATGCTTTTAAATAGGGAGTATTTACCAAAGGATGTCAATATACAGGAACTACATACTCAGAATGAGTGTGTAGTTCTAGCTAAAGACTTAGCACCTGCTATTGCAGTAGTGAATAAGCATGATCTATTGTATTATGAGAATCCGGTTGTAAGAGATAAGCGCTTACCTCGTAAAGAACACAAGCGTATATCATTTCCTATCCGTAGCAATTGGGTAGGCGAAGAACTATCGGATACTGTCGTAGTACTAGATAAAGAGTATACAATATCCGGTAACACATATGCTGAGCTTATAGGTATGTGTATGATCAAGCATAAATATAGATTCCGTACTATAGATATGAGTGAATCTCTCGCAAGTATTGTAAACATTGCTAATACTACAGGCATTAGCTTACCGAGTATCGAAGAAGTAATATATATTCCTTCGGATATTATGGAGGCTACACCTAAACAAATAGAATTGTTTTGGAGAATGTTAAGTAAACCATGGGATTGGGTTGAATACCACGATACTGATAAATATAGAATAGACCAATTACAAGAGTTATTGCATAAAATGGGTGTTAATGCTCGTATCACTGAATACATGCATGATAATACTCTTATGTTCAAAATAAATATAACATATGACGATCGTACTAATCCTAGACTTGTCAATACTATAGACTACAAAGGAACTATACATTGTGTACAAGTACCAAATGGAACTTTATACACTAGACGAGACGGAGCTGCATCATGGAGTGGTAATTCATTAGTGCAGGATATGCGTAGGGCCGGTATCCATGTACGAACTTATCAACCAGATAAGGATAAGATTACACGAGCCTACTCGGTACAGGCGATGCTGGAGTCTGGACAGGTATGGATACCGGATAGGAAGTGGGCACATAAGTTCGCATATTTAATGAGTACATTTCCTAAAGGCGTAGTCGAATCCAACGACCTTGCTGATACTCTGACTCAAGCTTTAATATACATGAGAAACAGTTGGTACGTAACACATCCAGACGATGGAGAGTGGGAAGTGCCTAAAGTACGTAAACATTCACCGTACGGCGGGCATCTTGGTGACCAGGATGAACGTACTTATAATTCACTAGACGGGATAGACCCGAGAGATTTACTGAATTAGGCACTAAACACCTTTCCCTACGGCATATAAAAACTTGTATTCGGAAAGGTGTTACGGATACGTAAAATAGGAATACTATGAAAATACTAGTAGCATGCGAAGAATCGCAAACAGTCACTAAAGCATTCAGAGCTAAAGGACATGAAGCTTACTCATGCGATATAGAACCTTGTTCCGGAGGACATCCGGAGTGGCACTTACAGCAAGATGTAATACCGTTGCTGCAGGATAAATCATGGGATATGATAATAGCATTTCCTCCTTGCACACACTTGGCGTCCAGTGGGGCAAGATGGTTCAAGCAGAAAATAGCAGATGGTAGACAGCAGCAGGGTATAGATTTCTTCATGGAATTTACTAAGACTGCGTGCGATAAAGTAGCTATAGAGAATCCTATCGGTATTATGTCTACGAAGTATAGGAAGCCAGATCAAAAGATCCAGCCATGGATGTTTGGACATTCAGAGACTAAAGCTACATGTCTATGGCTAAAGGGATTACCTGAACTAGTACCGACTAATAATGTGAAACATTCATTAGCAAGTTTATCTAACAGAGAGGAACATAAAGCTAAGATACGAAGTAAGACTTATGGAGGTATAGCTGAGGCTATGGCAGATCAATGGGGATAGGTGTAACTACTCAGCTCCAACTAAGTAGCTACTTGCTCATGGATAAGACATTCTGAACAATTGTTACATGACAAGTTTACCGTAGGATTAGACAGAAATCAAATCCTCTGGTACACTCAACTTATTCATGAATAAGTTAGAAGGGTAAGACAATGACAGGCATGTTCAATAACCTAGGCAGATATCAAAATACTGCCATGGCTAATAGCCCACAGAATTATGTAGATGCAGCATCTGGATCTATACAAAGACAACCGCAAGCTCAACCGCAAGTATTAGGAACACAAGGTCATCCTAATGCAGAAGCGCAATGGCAAGCGTCATTGAATAAGCAATATGCTAATAAAGGGCAATATCCTGGAGCAGAAGGTGCACAGCGACGTAGTTTAGGAACTTTGAATTCACAGGCGCAATATCTACAGCGTAATCCTCAGATGCATCAGGATTATACAAATAATCCCGATATGAGATATGCAGTCAAAGATTACCTACGTGATACTGCACAAGTTATGGGTAATGAAGGCAGACCAAATATGTTCGATCCAAGATATATGTCTCGATAAAAGGTTAGTATTATGTATCAGATAGATCCAGATGCTAAAGCCCAGGCAGCTTCAATGTTAACTGCTCTTGGTAAAGGTGCACAGATCAACAATATTCCAGAGCCAAAAACTCAGGAAACTTTGCAGGATAAAATGCTCTTACAAGGGCAGAAGCTTCAGCATGATATGGCTAAAGAGCGTATGAAGCAGGAATATGATGGACTAAAAGAACAAGTTCGTCTTCAGAATGCTTTAGGTACTGAAGCAGCAGATCATGAAAGTAAACTACAGATGGCTAAATTGCAATCACAGTTACAGCCTAGAGTAGCACAGCAACCACAGCCTAATCAGATTGCCCAGCAAGCTGTAGATAACCAGTATTATCAAGATGCTGTACAACAAGTTCCTCAATATCTTGGTAATTACGTAGGATAAACAATATGCCGAACAATTCAGTATCACCTATACCACCTGAGTTACAAGCTAAGATGAATACGGAACAATTAGTCCCCCCTGGGCAACAGCCTATAACTCAGGATGGACAAGTGTACTTACCCGAGCAAGCTCCAGAGTTAATAATGCCAGCAGATGAAGCTGCAGGTGCTATGACTCCAGAAACTATGGAACAGTTAGCAGTTGAGAATCCGGACTTACTAACTCCTGAGGAGTTAGAAGCTATAAAACCACAAGATAAAGATGCAGAGGAAGATCATTATCGTAACCTTGCTAAAGGTATGGACCAAACAGAGCTGAATAAAATAGCTCAAGACCTTATCTTACGCGTAGATGAAGATGAAGACTCTCGTAAGGATTGGAGTAAACGAGTACAAGAAGGTCTGCGTAACTTAGGTGTATCCGGCAAAACTTATGGCGGTGCTGATTTCCCGGGGGCATCTAAAGTAGTACATCCTGTATTAATGGAAGCATGTACACAGTTCCAGGCTCGTGCTATTCAAGAGCTATGGCCTTCACAAGGTCCGGTACAAACTAAAGTACTTGGTGAGCAAACACCAGAGAAGCAAGATCAAGCTAAGCGTGTACAGAATTACATGAACTATCTTTACACAGTGGAGATGTCTGAGGCATTCACTGAAGAAGATAACATGTTACTACGCCTTCCTATATCGGGTAGTACATTTAAAAAGATGTACTACGATACTATTAAGGAACGTCTAGCTAGTGTATATGTAGAACCTGCAGATTTCATAGTTTCATACCAGACTACTGACTTACGTACTAGTCCTAGATTCACACATCGTATTCGTGAATATAAGAATGATGTTCGTAAAAAGGAAGAGTCCGGATTTTACATCGAAACAGGTCTCGGTAATACTCATACTGAAGATACGGATAAGCCAATTATTATTGATGAGATAGATAGTACAGAAGGTAAGCAACGTACTAACTATCAGGAAAATGATGATCGTGTAACTATTTATGAAGTATATGTAGACTATAATATTGAGGACACAGATAAAGAAGATGCTATAATGCGTCCTTATATTGTAACTATTGATAGAGATCAACAGCGTGTCAGACGAATACAAAGGAACTGGAAACCAGACGACGAAAAACGCACCAAGCGTATGTACTTCACACACTATAGATTCACCCCGGGACTCGGTTTTTACGGTTATGGCTTCCTGCATCTTATTGGGGATATGGCTACCACTGCTACTGGTTCTCTACGTGCACTGTTAGACAGTGCAGCATTCTCGAATCTACAAGGTGGATTCCGTTCAAGGGATACACGTGCTAAAGGAGGTGATCAACCGTTAGCTCCAGGGGAATGGCGTGAAACGAATGCCACTTCGGAAGAATTGTCTAAGCAGTTCTTCCCTGTTCCTTATAAAGAACCAAGTGCAACTCTGTTTAATCTTCTTGGTTATATTGATGATAAAGCTAAACATTTAGCTGGTACTACTGAAACAGTTACTGGAGAAGTTAATCCTAGTAATGCCCCAGTAGGTACAACAGCAATGTTGTTAGAACAGGGTACTAAAGTATTCACTGCTATACATAAGAGATTGCATGAAGCACATAAAGAAGAATTTAAAATCATGGCTGAACTCATTGAAGAGTATATGCCAGATGAAGGTTACCCTTACTTAGTTGGTGAACAGGAAGGATATTTATTACCTCAAGACTTTGATGAAAAGATTGATGTAATACCAGTGTCAGATCCAAATATCTCCAGCAACGCGCAACGAGTTGCTAAAGCTCAGTCTATTCTTGAACTACAGCAGCAATACCCTAATACTATTCCTGAGCGCGAAGCAGTTCGTAGAATGCTTGAAGCTATCCAAGTACAAAATATTGAAGCATTATTAGGTTCTGATGAAGATCAAGCTGCAGCTGATGCTAAAGCTGCTGAAAAACAGCAAGAGATGGAAGAATTGGAAAAACTTCGTATTCAAGCTGAACGTGCTAAGTTGGAAGCTGAAGTTGACTTAGCTCGAGCACGCGCAGTTCGAGAAAATATCGAAGCAATGAAATCTAGTTTCGAAGCAGCCGCATTATCAATTCAGGGGAATAAATTAGTACCTACTGCTGATGCTCTATTGGAAAGTGCAGGGTTTGTAGATCCTACTGGAGAAGAATCATTAGTTCCTCAACAACAAGAATTACCCATGGACTTTCCTGCTAGGTCTGAACAAGGCATGTCCGGACAAGAAGGTATACTAGGTATGCCTCAGGACAACGAAGTATTAGGCATGCCTATGACAAACCCGAACATGCAAACAGGCGTATCCGCTGATCCAGTGGGTATTCCGGAAGATCAGGTTATGCCTCCACAAGACCCTAATTTACAACAAGGATACTAAAAGTGAACAAGAAACCAGCTATTGAAATTGAAATCGGTGCAATGCCTAAACCTAAAGGTATGGGACAAGGTATGAACCAAGGCATGAACCAAGGCATGGGCCAAGGTATGGAAATGATGGAAGGCAAACAAGAACATATGCAAAAAATGCAGATGATGATGCAAGCCATAATGGAAAAACTGTATGAAATATCTGAACGATTAGCTCGCATAGAGGAACAGGAAACTATGGAGGAGGATGAAATGGAACCCGAATTAGATTTCAATTCTGAAAACTATGATATTCCTAATGAAGAACTTACAGATGAAGATGAGGAGTTTATGTAGTAATGGATACAGGACTTACTGGCGATTACATTGCAGCACTTAAAGAAGAGTCTGAAATATATAGGGATAAATGTGTAAAAGGTTTATATTCTTCTATGGATGACTATAAACACGATGTTGGTATTATTAAAGGGCTTGAATTAGCTAAACAAATACTCCATGATACTATACAGCACATACTTGAACGACAAGACTTACCCGATGAGGATTAATAATGGCAGTACAATGTGAAGGTTTAGTATTTAAATTAGAAAATGGTGAACATTTAAGACTTACTTTAGATGAAGCGTATGAAATATATACAGTACTAAAATCTTTATTAAAAGATAAAGAAACATCTTATCCTAACCCTTTTCCTTTTCCTACTATGCGTGAAGATAATACTCGTCCCGATATATTCGGACCGACATGCCAAGAAAATAAAAATCCCTACGAAGGGGCTATTACAGATGTAAATCCTGAAAAAAAGTATAAATGGAACAGTGATATGCCCGGCGTGGTAGATGCCTCACAATGGCAACCAACTATACCCCCCGTTGGAAAATACACACGCCGCAAAAAAGATAAGTGCGCTTGTTGACAATATAACTTATATAGTACAATATTAGGGTGTAGATAGACTTAGCGGTCGAACTCCGGCACCGAACCGGTTTCTGCACACCTTACTAACCCCTGACATATGTTAGGATTTATTCGGTCTTGTTCTTCGGAGAACATGGTTTGCCAAGGCGAAAACTTAAATTGAAAACTCAATATCAAGCAGAGTTAACTCTCACGCCCAAAGTTGTCGATGCTATCATCGTACATACTTACACATCCCGTGCTATCATTATAAGCGATTCCGAAGAATCTAATAACAACTTAACTTCGGAGTATTTCAATAATGACGGACAAAACTATAGTCCCTTTGAATAAGCAAGATAATAAATTAAAGTTCGATGGTGATACTTTATCTGTAGATCAGATACCAGACCCAACTGGATACCGTATAATCCTTGCCCCTATATCTATCGAACAAGTAACATCCGGACAAATAATCTTAACTTCAGATACTACAAAACTAGCTGAAACTACTCGATTCGTAGCTAAAGTTCTTAAGATGGGACCACTTTGTTATAAACATGACAAGTTCCGTCCACATCCAAACGCGGCGCCTGTACCATGGTGTAAAACAGGTGATGTTGTATCAATCGGACAGTACACTGGATCAAAATTACCTTGCAAGACTGAAGACGGTAAATCTTATGAACTACGTGTAGTTAATGACGACGAAATTGTCACAGTTATTAGTGATGTGAGTATTCTTGATGTCTAGTAAAGAAACTGAACTTTGTCCTGTCTGCAAAGAACGACAAAAACCACTCACATGGAAATTCTGTAGTAAATGCAGAAGCGAACATGCTCGTAAAGCTAAACTAGCTAAACAACAGAAAGCAATAGAATCTAGTAAAGAAACTACAGACAAAGCAGTAGCTGAAGCTTTTAGTAAAGAAGCTAAGATAGGTGCTACCACACCTGATGGTAAATTTTATTTATAAGGAACCAAAACATGGCTATAGAAAACGGTGAACAAGTTATACCAACTGAAGGCTTCGAAGGCTTTACTGATGAAGCGGATGATGTAGCACCTATAAGTGCTATTGAAGACCAAGATGACTCTGATGAATTAGATGATACCGGTGCTACTATCATTGAAGATACAATTAATGAAGGTTTAGAAACAGAAGATGATGAAGAAACGGACGCTAAAGCAGAAGGTGAAGAAACTAAAGCTAAAGCTAAAGCAGAAGGTGAAGAAACTGAAGTCAAAGCGGAAGGTGATGAAGACGACGACTTTATCCCGGAAGTGTTAGATCCTGATGAAGAACCAGAAGAAGGGAAGAAACTTTCTAAGAAAGAAAAGTTCGAACGATATTCTAAAAGTGTACAACGTCGTATTAATAAAGAAGTTCGACAGCGTGAGCAATTACGAGAAGAAAACTTAGCTCTACAACAACGTATTGCTAATATCGAACAGAACCTGCAGAAAAACCAGGTACAAAGCGAAGCACAAGTACTGGAAAATAGATTACGTAATGCTACAGCTATTAAACAGCAACTCTTAGAAGAAGGTGAGTATGCTCAAGCTGCAGAAGTAGATAATGATATTATCGAAATGCGCATCCGTAAAAACCAGATTGATGAATATAACGCATCTCTGCAACAAGGGCAGGTAGCTCCTACTCAGCAACCTGTAATTCCTGCACAGCAATCCGTAACTCCTATACAACAAGCACCCGTGGCACCTGTGACACCTGCAGTACCTACAGAAGTACCAACTGTGCAAACTAAATGGATTGAAAATAATCCTAGGTTTGGTAGAGAGGCTGGATATACAGCATTCGTAAATGAGCAGTACGACCGAATGATAGAAGAAGGTTATAATCCGGAAGATCCAAATATGTATCGTGAACTGGACAGACGCATAGGACGTACTCCCGTTACTAAACCTTCGCAACAAACTACGCAGACTTCTACAGCTGCACCCGCTAAACCTAGAACACAAGCAGCGCCTCCTCCTAATGCAGGTCGTCAAGCTACAGCAGGAGCTAAGTCTTCGGGTTTAACTGAAGCAGATAAAGCAAACATGCGAGCATGGGGATTGAATCCTAATGATGTCAATCAACGTAAAGAATGGTTACGTAATCGGAGATAATTATGACTGAACAAGAAGTTGAAAACATACAAGCTGATATAGAACAGGCTTCAGCTAAACTAAAGGCTGAAACTAAGTCTACTAAATCTGCTAAGTCTGCTAAGCCTTTAGGTAAGACTCTAAACAACACAGATATAAAAGGTGCACGTAAACAAGTTTCTGATATTGAAACTTTTGGCGACG